TGATTTTAAGCTATCTGGATGAATTAAAATAATAAATCCATATAATCATATTAATATAATAAAATAAACTACTGGAGATGATTAAAACCATATCCAGTAGTTTTTATTTTGAAGACTTTAGTCTTCATTATAATTCTTTTGGAGCCAACATCTTCACTTTAATTGCCTCATCAGAAGTATATCCAACAAGTTTAAAGTCTTCAATTTGCATATAGCCAAATATTGAATCAAGACTGTCTATATGTATGTTAGGCATTTTAGCTATTGCTACTTCGCAATTATCATGTGTATTAGGGTCTCTTTCTAATAACTTTCTCACAGCATCATATTGATTATCATAGAAATGTACACACTTAAGAGTACCTTCAATAGCTAATGCAGGATACCCAGTCAACAACTCAAGTATATTAGCTAACAATCCATAAGATGCTATATTAAATGGTAAACCAAGAAATGTATCTACTGAACGTTGGTTCCAGTGTAACTCAAAGCCAAACTCTGGTATACCCATTTTAATAAGTTCCTCTACTTTAATAGTTTTAGAAACATTTACTCCAGATTTTCTGGCATATTCAATCATTTCAATTTGAGTTAATGGTACTCCAATAACTTGAAATTCTGAATGACACGGAGGTAATGCTGTTAAATTAGTTTCTGAAGGATTCCAAGCATTAACCTTTAATCTGCTAGACATAATATCTTTTTTCATCATAGAAATAAGATCAGCAATTTGATCTGTATTACCATTAAAGTTTCTCCACTGGGCTGAGTAGTTTTGTCCTACAGAACCTACACCTATTGCAGAAAATTCAGCAAATGTAAACATTCTATAGCTGCCATCTTCGTTTTTATGATAGAAATCTTCTTGACCATCAATAGCATCGTTATTACTGTACTTCTTAACATACCAATTAAAAGCATCATCATTCCAAATTTTAATACCATTATCATTGAGGTATTTTATATCAGTATCACCTCTTAAGAACCATACTAGTTCGCCAACTATACCTTTCCAATATAATTCCTTGTTAGTTATTGCTGGGAAACCTTGTGAAAGATCATGCCTAAAAGTATAACTAGGTATTTGTAGCCTCTTTACACCGCGGTTTTTGTTTTCATACTCTCTACCCTCACTCAATATTGCTTTACACAATTTTTGAAATTCTAAATCTATATGTGCCATAATTTTTTATATTGTTAAATTAAAAAATATAACTAGTTACTATACTTCGCTAGTTATATGTGAGTAGTTTTCCCCATAAATCAAAAATTTCGTTAAAATATTTTTTGTTTTAAAACTACTTCGAGTGTTCTTATCTATTTCATATTATTATTTTATGGTTTAAACCCGCATTTATGGCAAATAGCATGTTGTTCACCAACATTAGGAATACTGCCAACAGCTACAAATTCATGGTTTTCATATGACTCACAACTATCAGGTATTATAGATTCTTTTACTATATTCTCAGCTAATATTAATCCTGTTACTGTTGTTACTAAATAATCTAATAAATATGCATAAGCCTCTTCTGTATCTTCTGTATATAAAATTCCTTTTTGTTTTAGTATTCTACAAGTTGCATGAAAGCATTCATGTGCTATAGTACCAGGGTTTATTTTACCCTTGTTAAATGCTATGAACCATGCATTTTTCTTACTACAAACCCAAAATAATGCATCGGTAGTTGCCCATGTTTTTTCAGTAGTATTTCTTAATAAGCCAGCATGAAATAGGCAATCATAAACAGTATCACCAACATATATGTTTAACCATGTATGATATACTTCTATATGAACATTCTCAACTTGTAATTTATTTATATCTCTTTTCATTTTTGCATTAGTTTTCTATAGGTTTCTATTTTGTATTTTACTGCATCCATTAAACTTTCTTGAGTTCTGTCTTTGTTTTCAAGTGACTTGATTACATTCATATCATATGTATTGCATGAAACCAAGTGGTTAATTATAACTGATACAGTTTGACCTTGTCTATCTAATCTAGCATTAAACTGTTGGTATAATTCTAATGACCATGGAATACCAAACCAAACAATTATGTTACCACCATACTGTAAATTAAGACCATGTCCACCAGAAGCTGGGTGCATTATTAGCATTCGTATTTTACCAGCATTCCAATCAGCTATATCATTATTATCTTTTAAAACCCTTGGTTTGAGTTTACTGAATTTAGCTAGTATACGTTCTAAATCATGCCTGTATGTGTATGCAACAAGAATTGGCTTACCATCATTCTCTTCTACAATATCAGCCAATGCATCTAACTTCATAGAGTGTATTTCATGATAATCTCTGTTTTCATCATACACTGCGCCATTAGCAAACTGTAAAAGTTTATTAACCATACCAGCAGCATTAACAGCAGTAAGCTCAACGCCACTTTCAATGAACTCCATTACTTTATCGCGTTCGAAATCATCATACTTCTTTTGTAGCTCATCATCAAATTTCAATTCAATATAGTTGTCTATTCTTTCAGGTAAGCTAAGGTAATCCTTAGCTCTCATAGATAAACAAATATCACTTATTCTTGAGTGTATTCTTTCTTCACCAGATTCTTGTAACTTGTAGTTGAATATTACTTGGCCATTTCTCGCATCAGGTTTAAAAAATTGCTCACGGTATGATGTTATAGTTTTACCTAACCTATCACCTCTATCAAGTAAATATATTTGTGGCCACAAGTCTATTAGTCCATTTGGTGCAGGAGTACCAGTTAAAATAATAACTCTCTTGAATTGCCCTATAACTAACCTTAAAGCTTTAAACCTTTGTGATTTTGCTGATTTAAAACTACTAGACTCATCTATAACCAATGTATCATAAGGCATGTGACCACCAAATTTACCACACAACCATACTATGTTATCCCTTGAAATAAGGTGCACATCTGTTTTCTCCATTAAAGCCTTCTCTCTCTGCTGTGGAGAACCTACTATTTTAGTAAGTTTCATATTCTTAAGATGGCTCCATTTTTCAACCTCACTTGTCCATACACTTTCTACAACTCTTTTAGGGCCAACTATTAAAGCTCTGTTTATTTCTAATTCTTCGTATAATATCTTATTCAAGAATGTAAGAGTTATAATGGTTTTACCTAAGCCCATATCTAGAAATAAACCACAATTTTTGTTTCTATTTAGATGGTCTACAGATGCAAATTGGTATTCATGAAAATTCTCTAATGATAATAATTTAGTCATAATATTTATATGCTGGGGTCGTCTCCAGTTAATTCATTTATAATTTCCATAGAATCCACTAGGTATGATTTAAAACCTAACTGGATGAGTTTTCTATGAACCAAAGCTTGCCTAGGAGAGCGTACAAATCCAGTTGTCTTAATTTCGCAAAAGAATAATATACCACCTGGTAGTAAGCACATTCTATCAGGCAAACCTAGAAAATGATTTGATAAAAGCTTTAAGCATAAACCACCTTTTGCTTTTATTCTTTCTACTAATTTACGCTCAAAGTATTTTTCAGAAGTTGATGTACTATGAAACATCTATAAAAATGGCTTTGCTAGTAAATACCCTTCTAATTTAATAAGCTGTGCATATGTCATACTATGTATTAAAGATTGTATATCAGATAATTTATTACTCTTTCTCATAGGGTTAATAGCATCTTCAATATTGTCATAAACCTGGTAATTTGGAGTACAATCATTTTTCTCATAGTAATCTTCTAAGTCAAATAATGGGTTTAATTGGTTTTCTATGCCTAATCTACCATACTTTCTACCTATTGAAATTACACTGGTTTCTATTATATCTTTGTTATACCTAGCATAATTACCTTCAGGTTTAAGCCATACTTTTTGTCCTACTTTTAAATCCATAATTAAAGTAATTTACGTTGATAATATTTTTGCTTGCCATATAACTTAAAGTTCTTTGTAGACTGTACATATTCCCAATCAGGAAAGCTTTTAAGAATCTCATTAATTTCTCTAGTGTTATACCTGTTCATGTTATCTTTTTCTTTACCTAAACATTCACACCATATTTCGGCCATGCATACAAAGTCTCTAGTAACTTCACCAGTTGCAGTTAATGAATCATTCTCTAAGTACAACCTTCTAACAGTTAAGTCTCTATCATCCCAATCATCTGGTAGTCTAGTATTTAAGAATTGCCCTATAATACCTGTTCTATCATCTATCTTGCTATGTTTTATTTGTTCGCCTTTAGCAATAAACTCAGCATCTTCTGATAGTATAAGCTTCTCACCTTTGTTATATAAATGCACAGCTTCTGCCCATATTTGGTCTACTATAGGGTCCAACTCTTCAAATATATTCTTAGTCACTCTTTCTTTAACAACCTTAACAGGATTGAAACGTCTGTTACCAGATGAATCATTTAAGAAATCATCTTCATTAGTAGTACCTACAATTATACATTGCCTTTTATAAGTTTCAGCTGTCCTAGCATAAGCAGGTCTAAATGTATCTTCTTGCTTAGATATAAAATGTTTTGTAGTTTCTATATCAGATTTTCTCATACCTGATAATTCTGCCATTTCTATAATCCAAGCACCTTGAATTTGTTCTAAAGCATCTTTACCCTGTACTGTAAAGAATGTATCAGAAAACCATTCTCTACCAAGCTTTTTAAAGAATGTACTTTTCATAGTACCTTGCTGCCCAACAATAACAAGAACAGAATCAAACTTACAACCTGGATTGTATACCCTAGCTACTGCCCCAACAAGTGTTTTACGTATAGCCTCCTTTGTGTATATGTTGTCAGTAGCACCAAAGAAATCGATAAGTAAATTATCAATCCTATCTAAACCATCCCAATGCAAATAATTCAAGTAGTCCTTAATTGGATGAAAACTATTACGCTCAAATTCAAGTTTTAATGCATCATCAATCTTTTGTGCACTTGATATACCATATATGCTTTCTACATAGTTTCTAACACCAGAGTAGTCAACGTCTTTAATAGGTTCAAAAGTATTTATTTTTCTCCAAGGTAGACTCTTAAATATATACTTCTTATTATCAAATAAGTTTTGCTTAAATACTGATTTTAATCTGGAGTCATTTGCTAAAACCATGCTTATATTAGAAGCAGTTGATAAATAATCACCTTTAGTATTAGCTTCAAGTTTAGTCATCCAATCAATATCGTCATCATCTACTTCAACTGTTTCTACTTCTATCTTAGCTTCACCTTCATAATCCTCATTGAAATCATATTTAGCTGATACTATATTTTCATAAGCTATAGTCTTTTTAACCCCAGTATCATTTCTTGATAACTCATCCATAGCGGTAAAGCTTTTGGATTTATATGATTGGTTATCAACTGTGCCATCATCTAAATGCCCGAATAAGTGTATACGGATTAAGTCAAAAGCATTGCATAATTTATTTGAGCATGGGTCTGTACCATGGTGGGAGAATGCAAATTTATCATTGTAAATCATTAAACCTGCAGAAGTAGAACCTTTAACATAAGAGTATCTATCATCAATAGTTGTAGGTACATACACTTCAGGTATGAACTTATCAATAGCTTGTTTTACAGAATAAGTTTTACAGAAAAAACCTACTATACCTTTTTTATTTTCAGGGTCTTCTTGCTTATCTATGTTTGTGCCTATCTCATTAATCCTAGCATTAGATGTTGGCCATAAGCTTGTATCTCTCCAATCCTGGTATGAAGATAAAATAGTATCAGCATCAACCCACGGTCCATCTTGTACTTTAGCATAATATTTAGTATCTATACTATTTGAAGGCCAAAACATTAATCTGTTGGGTTCAAAAGTAGTGTTATCAAATACTTCTATCCCCAGAGTACCAGCTATTTTTCTTGATATAGCAACGTACTCATCTGATGTTACTTCTCTTGATATAGGCATAATCAACCTATATCTTGGACTTGTTTCACAATGTTTATGTGTACTATGTAATACAGCTGCATTACTAAAAATCATGGTAAAATCATCCCAAAAATCCCCATAAGCAAAATCAATATCTAAAGTTATTAATTGCCTATATACTACATTTTTGGGACTTCTTTTACCACCTTGTAAGTAACCTCCAACAAAACCACCTACATCTTTTATTTTGCTTTGCTCTTCTTTTTTAGCTCCAATGTACTCTTTATAAGTCTCATTAGTTTTATTTTCAGTACAAAGCTTTTCTACAAGTTTAGACCATCTTATATCTATATTCTTCCAGGTAAGAGACCTTGCGCTCATACCTGTTGCAATGCAAATTACATTATCGTGCTGCATAGTATTAATCTTTTTTGTAGTATTTGGTTACATACCCTGCTGCACCTAGAATTAGATCTGGAGCCCAAGGTATATTTTGCTTCATTATATTCTCCATTATAACTAATTGCTCTTCACCTTCATTCTCTGGAACTTCACATATAACCTCATCATGAACATGCATATTAATGTCAAAACCATTATTAGCCAAATTCTGCATTGAGTGTACTAATACATCTCTTGATATAGCTTGTACTGCATTCTCAACTAGTTTACCACCATAAGTCTCTGTGTCCCACCATTTCTTTGTTTTCTGGTCGATGTTTTTGTATTTTATACATGCAGAGCCAAAACGGTTTGTCTTTAAGTGAGGTTCAAAATATGATATACATCTACCTGAAGGTAAAATCATTTTTAGTATTAAACCATCTGATAAGAATGCAACATTTCTGTAACCTGTTTCTATTCTAGTACCTATAGTCATAACAGCTTCAATAGCATAGTCATTAAATTCATTCCATAGTTTAACTACTTTAGGATTTACTTTCCTCCATAATTTTACTAGGTCATTCATTTCTGAATCAGATAAACCCATTTTCTCACCACCCATTCTTCTCATAGCTTCTAATGCACCTTGATAACCTAAGGCTAACTCAGCATTTTTGGCTCTCATTCTATATTCAGAGTTTTTAGTAACTTGTTCAATAGGTACATTAAACATTGCTGATGCAGCTGCTTCATAAATCTTACCATGAGTAGCAAATACTTCCATACGCCATGCTTCTGATGCTAACCATGATAATACCCTTGCTTCAATTGCAGAGAAATCTGAAACAGCAAAGGTTAAACCATCTCTAGCTATAAATGCTGGTCTAATTAATTCAGATAGTACTTGTGGTATTTTAAAACCATAAACCATTTCTGCTAGCTCTAAATCATTTTGTGCAACAATGTTTCTAGCAATGTCAATTGAGTCCTCATCACTATTATCAACAAGAAATTTATTAGTTGGTAGATTTTGTAATTGTACAATTCTCCCTGCCCATCTACCAGTCTTATTAGCCCCATAAAATTGGAAGCAACCTCTAATACTATCATCCTTACATGCTGATGATAACATAGCAACATACTTTGCAGTAGATGTTTTTGATGTTGCAGCTCGTAATTCTAATATTTCCAAAACAGGCCCTGAAGCAACTTTTAATAAACCTTGTAAATTTTCTTTTGCTATTGATTTAACTGTAACGTCTTTTTGAGCAGCATTCAACCAGTCTGTAAGTTGCTTAGGGCTGTTTGGATTTGATAAGCCAGTTATTTGCTTCATTCTATCTATGGCTTTAACTTTGAATCCCAAATCTAATTCATAAGCAGCTTTAGCAAATTGTAAATCAACTTTTATACCTCTATCATTTATATGTTGGTCTAAAAAATAGTTATCTCTTTCGAATTGACAAACATCATACATACATAATCTATCGTCTATAGCCATTTCAGCTACAACGTCTTGATTACAATAATCTACCAATTCTTGAAACTTTTCTAAGTGATCTTCTGGCATATTTCTTGTGCCATCTGACTTAGGTATGCAGAAGAATTTAATTAATGCTTTACCTGAAGCAGATTTAGATTTGTCTCCAAGTTTCAATGCTTCAGAAACAGCTTCTAAGCTAGCAGGTAAACCACAATATGAAGCCTTAATAGCTGTACACTCCCACTCTTCAGGAGGTATAATCAAATCTATTGCAGCTAAACAAGTTCTTTCGAACAAAGCATTATGAGCTAATTTAAGTGTATTAGCTGAACCACAATGGTCTATAAATTCATAAGGTAATTGTGCACCTAAAGCTAAAGGCACATCAATTATAGGACCATCATTTAATGCATAACTAAGTGTGAGTATTTCAAACTCTGGTGACTCAGCATATTTATAAACACCGGATGTTTTTAAGTCTATAGGACTGTAAGTCTCTATATCTATGTGTAACTTATTTTGCATAGTTGGCTAATGGTTTTAGTTGTGGAGAAGAGCGGACTCGAACCGCTAACCCTTATTACTACCAAAATCAATTAAGATTATGTAGTGCGCACTACTAGTAGATTTTTTGGCTCTTACCAATTGAGCTACTTCCCCTTATAAAATAAAAAAATAATATGGCTGAGACGTCTTACATTATAATCTCATTTAATTCAAACACACACGCTGAAACCATAAATATTTTACATTAAATCATCACCGGCTACTGGAGCACCAAAGTCCTCTGCAGCAGATGAACCACCTGAAAGCCTATCACCATCAGTTAGTTTCTGTACATTCTGTAATCCACATGCAACACCTTTGTTACCATTAGAATTGAATGCATAGAATGTTATACCTGCTCTACCATAACAACCTGCATAGAACTCGTCTCTATCAAGAATTGGTTTTACTGAAGCATCAACTACACCAGGTTTGTTGTCAGAGTTTGCATTAACAAAAAATGAGTTCTTGTATGCTTCATCATCTGGTCTTTCAGCATCACCATCTCTTAATGGGTTCTTGAAAACTGGAGGTAGTTTACCACCGAATTTACCTGCTTTACCTGCTTCTAATGCTTCATCAATAGCTGCTCTAACTTCAGCTAATGTTTTCTCATCAGTTTTAGGGATGATTAATGAAACACTGTATTTCTCTTTTTGACCTTCCATGCCTGAAGGTTCGAAAACGTGTGGAAATGAAAAGCGAACTTTCCCTGTAATAACTTTTGTTGCCATGATTTTATGGATTTAATTAATTAAAATTGTTAAGCAAATATAAATTATAAATACTTATGAAAAAAATTATTTTATACTATTAATAAAAATTTTATAGGAAGTCATTTTCAGCAGAACTAAAGAAACTATCTCTTACATCACTGATTGGTGCTATAGATGGCTTTGGCTCTGTTTTAAAAATCAGATCAGTGTATTTGGTTTCAAATACTTTTTTACCAACTAGTTTTTCAATAGCAGTTATACCTAACAACTTAGGTTCTGACATGAAGTCATCAGTTTTAAATCCATCTTTACTCAATGCTGCGGCTGTTTCTGCTGCTGATTTAAACTTACGTGTACTTCTACCTTTAACCAATTTATAACCTTCGAATTTTTCTTTCTTCAGTAACTTATCGAGAATATATGCATTAACAGAATTTACCCATGAAGTTATTTGGTCTGCTTTTTCAAACACTGACTTTATTTCCTCTTCTGTTAATTCATCTAGGTCTGCGAAATCCTTCTCCATAAGCTTTTGATTATCATCATAAACAGCTCTGCATTTAGGTTTAAACCTACAGAACTTACACCATTCTCCTGGATTTAATTCTCCACCTCCTTCAAATGCTATTTTTGCTTTTGATACAACTTCTGTATTAGCCCACTCTTCTAGTTCATGCACATCTATAACAAATGACGATATAGAATAAGTTCTAGGTTGAACTACAGTAAGTTTTATGTCTTTCATATTATATGAAAGTCTATGCTTAAACACAGAACCTAAACCATAAAGCTTTAGTTGTGAATTATCAATAGCTGATACGCTTACACCTCTACCATACTTCAAATCAATAACTTCAATAATACTGCTAGGTACAGAATTATCTTTTATAATCAAGTCATCAGCTATTATAACAAAGTCATTTGCTCCAAAACCCTCAGGTATGTATGCAGTTAAATCAATTTTCTCTTCTATAGATATTTCTACAGATTTATATATTGATTTGTAATAATTAACTTGTTCTATGCAGTATGTTACATAAGTATCAACAAACTCAGGCATGTCATCAGAGTACAAATCATTATCTTCTATAACTTGCAATCTATTTTTGTATTCAAATATATTGATTATCTTGAAGTACTTTTTTAATTCAATTTCTGATAGCTCATGAGCTAGAGTACCTTCTTCAGCATAGGGACTAGATACATTAGGAATGTGTTCTTCCTTTCTAGCTGATGGAGTACAGTTCATCCACCTAGATGAACCAGAAGCAGAGAGTAGCGAGTGTGCTCTCTCTGCATGGTTTTGTGCATCACTCATATTAAGCTAGCTTTTCTAAATACTCATGGAACTCAGCGTACTTATCAACTGGCAAATCTGTAGCCGTTGATACACCATACTCGTTAAGTTTTAATTTCATTGCTTCTCTGTGTTCACCAGCTTTTAGGCCGATTAACTTTCTGATTGCATCTAATTTCTTAACAGCTGTATGCTCACCTTCGTTAGCACCTGGTTCAGGAGTAGAAGCTTGTGCAGCAGGTTTTGTAGTTTGTTGTGTTGCTGGCTGCTGCACTGTTGCTTCTTGTTTTGCTTTAATATCTTTAACCGGAGCTTCAATTACTGGTGATGTTCCACCATTAGATTTTAAAGATGCTACAAAATTATTGAAGCTTTTTAATTGTTGTTCGTTGTCAATATCAATATTGAACTTTACTTTGATTACATTCATGGTTTACTATATTAAATTAATTATTGTTTCGTCTACTAATTTTAAATACTCACTAAGCTTTATATTCTTATCAGATATTAATGTCTCTACAGCGACTAACTTATCTGATACAAATATTTCAGTTATTTTAGTTTCAACGTTTAATTCAACTCTGTAATTATTTCTATTGAATTTTATAACATTGTCTGATGATACTCTGTACCAACTGTTGCTATCAGTAAAAAGCTCTGATATTTCTATGCATGCAATTTCTGATAATTTACATAATTGCCATGTATCTAAATATGATATACCTGATAATACGCGTCTAAGAGCATTTTTAGCAAATTTGTTTTTAGGGAACAATTCTTTTGCTAAGCTGCTTTCGTCAAGCTTGTATTTAGTTATTATAGTCTGCAGGTTAAAATTATTCATTTTGTGTTTATTTATGCTGCTAAATTAATAATAAAAATCAGTTAAAAAAAATAATTATGTCTTTTTGTAAAAATTTATTTTTTGTTACAAATATATTAAACCTTTTAAAATTTATTGTTTCTTACTTCGGGCCAATGTTTCCAACGGTTCAGATCAGTTTTTAAAAATATGTAAACAATGTAAACAATATTTCCCCCTACTTCCTTTTTAATATATTTATATATCCTATTACTAATATATTAATATATTCTAATTATTTATTATTTTTATTGTTTACATTGTTTATTTTATTGAAAAGCCAATAAAACCAATGCTTCAGGAAGAAACAATGAATTGTTTATATTGTTTCTTATTGTTTACAATCTCAAATAGGATTGCTGGTTGAAAATTAATAACATTTTAATATGATTATACATAAACATTATTTTAACTATCTGGTGATGATCTGGGATATCAAATTTTAATGCTTAGCAACATTAAATCCACCATGTTTTATCCTTATTTAGTATTAGAAGTATTATACCCATTGGTATTAAAAGCCATAGCAGATTTAATAAACTCCAGCTTTTTCTATCAACAAGCTTATCATTTTTTATTACTTTTGATACTTTATCTGCTTTTACTATTTTGTTATTTTTAGCTTCAACCTCAGTTGTAGAATTTGAGTTGCTAGTTACTTTGCTGGAATTAATTTTGCTTTTATTCTTCTTGGTTTTCTTGTATGATAAATTCTTAAAAGTATGGGTTCTGCCATCGCTATCAGTTATAGAAGACTCTTTGCTTGGGTCTATTGGTGTATATTCAATAGTCTCAACTTTAGTACTATCTAAAAAGTTGGTTTCTATAACTGTTGAGTCTTTAACATTAGTATAAGTGTTTACAGTTGATTTATCTGTAGAAACAGTGTTATCTTTAGTTGTACTCTGTTCTGTTTTCTTCTCTGCTTTTCTAGCTCCACAGGATATAATAAATAATCCTATCAATATCATAATTAATTTTTTCATGTTATTAGTTTTTAAATTTTAAATATAATGCTTTTAATTTCGTATCATAAGCATTTCTGTAATACAAAGGGCCATTGTAACCATTTCCAAAACCTTTAAAGTCTTTGTTTTCTAGTTCATCATCAAGATGTGAATTTATAATGTAGTTTACAAAAAGTTCTAACTGAGCTTCTTCGCTTTCTATCATTCTGTTTACAAACTCTTGAATATTTTTACAACCACAAGCTTTAAAGTTAAAACCCATTATTTGAAACCTACCCCATGATGCTGACATTAATGCAACATCTCTGTTTATAGCTACAGCTTGTTGTAATCTACTATGTTGAGCACTTTCTTTGCCATAAGGTTTAGTTCCCCATGTAGGATAACAAATATCAGATAGGATAGGTTTAATTTTAGCAAGCCTTAGATACTTCCAGAATATATGTGGTTCGAACAATATTTTTACATCACCGTTTGACAAGTAGCCTCCACCTCTACTCTCTTTAGCGTCTACAGCTTTGATCATTGCTACTTCGCAACCAATTCTTTTTGCTGCTTCTTTAAACTTCTCTTCTCTGATACCTGATCTCATCTTATTGGTTATTTAAATTCATTATGTTTTTAAGCACATATTTTAATTCATCTGTTTTTTGCTTTATGTAAATTTCTTCATCACTGCTAAATGGCTCATCTAATTTTGTCGCTATGCTTAAGTAAAATATCCTATCATTTTCGTTGTCTATAGAACATCTAAAAGAAAATACTACAATAGAATGCTTTATTCTTATACTATTATAAATATTTTTAAGTAAGCAATCTTGCATTTTAGCAACATCTAAAACTACTTTTTTACTAGTTTCTGAATTTTTAAGCATTATGTTATAAGCGTTGTCAAACTCTAAAGCTTTGTATGTGTCACACGAAACTTCTATACGATCATTGACTAATTCAAATCCAAATAATGAATTGCAATACTTTAAATCAGATTTACCATTACTAGCTGTAAACAAATGAACCCTTGATGCTTTTGTATTTTTTAATATTTGCTTACAAATTTCAAATGATTCATTCGAGGTTTTAAATATAAATTGAACAAATATTGATTGGTCTTTAACTTTAATAGTTAATTTGGAATTTTCTTTTTTAAGCTTTCGGTTTTCTAGGTAAAATGGCAACCCTATTGAAGTTGCCATTAGTAAAACCGGTAGGAATAGCTTTTCTATGATTTGTAACATAAATTTACTTTCTTGCTTTAAAACTAATAAATAAAGTTGCTAATTCATTGTTAGTAACACCAATAATAAGTGCTCCAAAAGCAGTTGGTTCCATGTTTAACATTTCTTTTGAAAAGCGTATGAAAATAAAGGTGATAAAAAAACCAATGAATAAACCTAATAGGTTGTCATTAAGTAAAAACTTTAAAGACCATTTGTCTGGTGTTCCTTGGCTGTTTTTGTACTTTAATTGCGCTCTTACTAATACTCCTGCAAAAGCCCCTATAAAAGCTAAAATAAACCATGCTGCATAAGTTGGTAAATCTGTTGTTCCGAGTAATTGTTCTAAAAATTTTTGCATGTTACTTTCTATGTATTAAAATTATTATTAAGACTACTATTGCACTAAGTGCTAATGTGATTAGTGATTTCGTATTAATTACGTGCTATTCCTTGAATACTTAAAGATGTATAATCTATTGTGGTGCCTCCTACCGTAGCAGTAGATAGTTTTACATATATTTTAAATCCATTTGCTTTCAACGCATTTCCGATATACAAAGGTAACACAAACGGTTTGTTATTAACCGCAAAATTAAAAAGCGACACGTCATAAACGTCTATGTAGCCGCCCTGATTTTCAAAAGGAAAATTTAAATCTACACCCGGGCTGATTCCGTTTGGTATTGCAAATCTTAATTGTAGCGTTGCTTTTGTGCTTATAATAGTTGAAGTAGTACGGAACTCAAAAAACAGATTAAAATTATGTGGGTAAAATTCGTTGTAAGTTAATAAATTTGTAGTTGAATTATAATCGAATACAAGTTTATTTGTAACGGGGTCTTTACCAAATGTATTTAATGTTTTGCCTGCTTCGACTCCTGTATAAAAAACTTCTTGCCACGCTGTCGTCAAGGTTATTGGCGCGGTACGTGAAACAATTAAACGTGGGTCTGCAACCGATTGCCCAAAAGAATAAACTGAAACTAAAAATAAAAATAAGTACTTTTTCATAGATTAAAGAATTATATATTGTGTTGAATTTGCTCCAATTGTTGCTTTACCATATTGCCCCGATACAACTAATGTAGATGCACCATCGATATTTATTGCACTTACACCCGTAATAATTACGCTATTTGCTGAACTATCCATTTTCTTAACCGTTACTTTATACCCTTGCAAACTAGCAAAAGCGGGTAAGGTTACCGTTACATTTCCAGCGGTTGCATTTACGCTAATTATCAATTCTTCATTGTTTGTAAACTCTGATATTGTAACCGTTTTATTTGCGGTTATTGCCTGTGAATTGTATAGCGTCTGAGCCTTTGTAATTAAATGATTTAAAGCCGTACCATTTGAAGCCGTTACAGTAGAAGAGAATGTGGCTGCGCCTGCGACTTGTAACTTAGAACCGTTGTCTGCTGTAGTGCCTATTAAGGTGTTTCCACCAAAAGGGTTAATTAAAAGAGGCTTACTCACATTTGTAGAGCTATTTACGGATTGTAAAAATACATTGTCACTAGCATCATATCCAAATACAGCCGTTACAGCTGGATTTGCGGTGTCTATTCTAAGAGATCCAGTTGTAGATACATCTGTTATTGAATTTGATTGAGATCCTCCTTTTATATGTGTTTTTGCATTTGGCGTCGCAGTCCCTATTCCTACATTACCAGAAGTTGTAGCAAAATTTGACCCTAGCGTTGAATTAAAGTTTGAAGCCGTTACAGTAGAAGAGAATGTAGCTTGTCTTAAAGCGTTTATAAACAAAGCACTTGTATTACTTGTTTGAATATCCAGAACATTAGCACCTGAATTTCCCAGCACTTTAACCGAACCCGATCCAAAAGCATAACTGTTAGAATCGCTTACGTTTAAAGCCGAAGCCGTTACAGTAGAAGAAAACACCGTTGGTCCTGTAATATTTACGCTTGGTCCTGCTAAAAAAACAACACCATCAGACGCTTGTAAAAAACCGTAATTTCCTAATGTGTTAAAATTTTGATGCCCAAATCTAGCTATAGCTGCAGATTGACTCCAATTTGATATAGAAGATACTCCAGATAGAATATTTCCTCCTGCCGTTACAGTAGAAGAGAATGTAGCTGCTCCTGCACTATTTAACCTAAATGCGTTTGTAGCCCCACTATTTGATATTCTTAACTCACTTGTAGCTCTATCATAAACAATAGTCGATGCGTCAGACCCTCCTGCTATTAAATTTAAAGATGGATTTCCACTTGTATTAGTCTGTATGTTTAAAGTCGTCGCTCCTGTTTTACTAATCATTACAGTAGTACCATCGTCTGAAATTATACTATTCCCCACCGTTCCCGTTCCAGTGAATTTTGGTAAGAAGTTAGTTATTCCTGTTCCTGTAATAGGATTTGCCAAAGTTCCACCCCCAGCTAATAGCACGTTACCTGCTGGGGCTGTTGAACTCGTAAAAGAAGTTGCAGTTATAGCATTAGCTTGTAAAGTAGCTCCAGAAAATGTTTTTACGCCAGATATAGTTTGCACGGTACTTAATTTCACATTTCCAGCATCCAAGCCGTCTACATATGATTTATTCGCAATTCCCGTTGTTGTTGTTGGTGTAGGTGCTGTGGGTGTTCCTGTTAGTGTTGCACCTCCTGTATATGTGTTACCTACTATATCGCCTGTTTTGTTTACTGTAAAAGTGTTAACGCTGTTGTTTTGACCTTCAAAATTTAAACCGTTATTACCTGATGTAACATTAGAACTAAACCCAACTCCATTAGTAACCGAAGTGGTTATAGTTTTACCAGACCCCCCGTTAGCAGCAAGCAACACTGGAAAAGTAGAATTGCCCTGTAAATTTAAGAGTCCAGAACTAGAGTAAGAATTTGAAGATATACCTACCGCGCTATTGAATTGTTTTTGCCCTGATATCGTTTGAGAACCCGTTAACTTAACAACGTCTGCATCATTCGCCTTCGTCGCCAAACCATCAACCAACGCTTTAGTGTTTGCGTATGTAACAGTACTTGAAGCCGTGAACGAACTTGATTTATTTATAATATCTTCTTTACCTGATACGTCCGCGCTTAATGTAACGTATATTGTACCGTTGTATCTGTAAATAATGTTATTATCTTTGGTTACATATAACTTATTTATATTACCTATTGAAGTAGTTAATTGCGTGGCATTGTCAACAAATATAGCGTCAATTAAATCTGATTTTGATATTGTGTTAACAGTACCATCAGATTCTTGTACATTTACCTTTGTGTAGGTTGTTGAATTTACGTTTTGCTTAATTTTTACATTTCCAAAAGTCGGGTTTTGTAATGTTTGACTGTAACTTGATATAGTCACAAGTAATAAAAAAATAATCTTTTTCATGTTTAAATTGGTTTAATTATATCGCCACTAACAGGCGTAAATGTTAATGTTAAAGTAGTACCTGATTGTGAAAAATCATTATCGTTTAATAATACCCCGTTCCAAAATACTGCCTTAGTTCTAACTGCAGTGCCCAAATTAAAATCATAAGTTATACCATCAGCTATGAATTGTATCTTTGGAAAAATAGCACTTTCTCTGCCGACTAATTCTAATAGCATTGTATTAGAATTTAGTTTTAGATGTGATATATAGCTAGGGTCAATTATTATATCTCTAGAAAATTTTATGACTCCTGAACCACTTTGGCTTTTAAGCTTTAAAACCCCGGTAGTATTGTTTTTAATATAAAATGATTTACCAGGTCTTATATATTGTGGTAAAACGTTAAAAGATTGAATCTCTAGTATACCATCATTAACTATTATAGAACTTCTATTATCAATTAAATTAACCTCTACAATAGAATCTTGTCCTGAGTAATTTAATGTAAAATCGCTTGTCTCAACTTTTTCTACATATAATTCACCAGGTATAGGCTCTGAGGGATTTTGTATTGCTGTGTCACTAACTAAATAAAAAGTAACATATAGATTGTCATAAGGTATTTGAGGCGCTATAGGCGTTGAATTAGCTTCTTGACCCTTTATAACTGTAAAACCATTAGAAGTATTAGGTACTATATAATCTAATCTTGTTTTACCTGGCTGGCACAAATCAATAGTTAATGGAACGCTTACAGGATTAGTGTAAGTAATATTTTGTATCTTCCAAATACCATTTGGGTTTATAGTTATAACATTATTAAGTATTGTAAAATTTGGTTTTATTATAAACTTATTACTTTCTACACTTTCATAAAAATCGCCACCAGCAATATCAACTACCAATGAGTTATTTAATACAACTAGATATTGCAATAACTCTGCGAATGTATTAAATGATGTTTCAACCCCTCCAGTAAATTCATCAACAACAGTTATGTTAGTAAATAAAACTTCAGGTCTTTTTGTCTTACCTTGTTCTACTATTTGTACCAACCCTGTAATATCATCATAAGTTATATAACCTTTGCTTATCGCAAAACCAGTAAGCAATGCATTAGGATAGTACATCCAAGCAAAACCTAATTTTCTAACTATTTTTAATGAACTATACATTTAGTTTATTCTTTGGATTTTTAATACTACTATATATGGTTGCATATTCTTATTAACGCCTGATTCACCAGTTGAAGCAGTTACAGAAGTGGTTTCAGTTCCATTAGTCCTTTGTGGACCAACAAATCCACCAGAACCAGCAGATGACCTAATGCTGTGTGTATGTTCTACGACAACAGCATTTTTTGACCCACCAATTGCTCCAATAGTTGCATAACCTTCACCATAGCTAACAGTAACTCTACCATCCATTGGATATGTTCCATTGTTCCCATTACAAATAGCAAAACCTAACATATCGTTTTTACCTAAACCAGTATTATCAAAATTATCAACCAAGTAAGTTGGGTACAATTCTGTATTTACTAATATATCTTTTACTTCAAATAGCTTAACTGCTTCATTAAGTATAATCTCCCAAAGCTCTCTTTCTTTAGCTACTGGGTTATTACCATTGTTTAGCCTAGCAGTTATTTTATTTTTTATGTTTGCTATAGTCATAGTTATGTTGCTTTATAATCATTAGAATTGTAATCACCAATAAGATAATCTGCATTCAAGACTGGTGCTGGTATAGGAACTTCTTTGACTTGTAATGCTTCATTATCTACATCTGTTTCATCAATTGCAAGTTTAATCTTTATTTGTGCTACATTTGAGTCTCCCTGTTTATCAGGGTTGTCAAAGGTTTGTTTGTCAGTAACCCTTATGGTTTCAACATATATAATATCATGTGTGAAGAGGTATTGAAGTCTATCATATATGAAATCATTCACCATATCTAGTATATACTCATACATTTTGGTTTTTATAACCCTACTAGAATATTTATTACCTTGAAATGCTGTATATGCTTGACCAGAACTAATAAAATTATTTTTTTGTTTTATACACTTTAATCTTACTGATTGAAATATACCACCAATTCTGTAGTTAGTACCATCTAAGTCTATGTAGTTCTTAAACCTAAATCTAACAGTCTCATCTAATTCATACTCTGATAATATGAATGGGTTAGACCAATACTTTTTACCACTAACTATATTGTGGTCTAATCTAAAACGTACTAAATCTGTGAAGAAATCAAGCTCAATATTTATTACTTCGAATCTTAATTGTTGCTTAGCTGTTTTATCATCAGTAAACTCTTCAATAAAAACTTTATCTGTTATATCAGCTAGTATATTATTTTCACAATCTACTAAATACAATTTGTATAAACCTCCAAAACTGATACCATTTTTTACGTTAGTTATACAGCTATATGCTTCATTAGGACTAAGGTGTATTTGCATGTCATAGTCGTAAGTAGAAACAGTTATATTTCCCAGATTTTTAGAATCATTAAAGTTATCTGTAAATCTAAAGAAGCTATTATCCATTTTACAATTATGTTATATACACGAATCAAGTACAAAAATATAAAAAATTTATTGATAAAATTTATTTATAATTAACTAAAATATATTTCTATGTTATTTAAGAATAAGGCTATGTCAGTATACAAAATACCACTTATTCTTATCTTATTAAATCGTTTCTCTTTAATAAATATAGAACCATCAGCATTGTACACTGTTATGTATATGCCAAACGCTGTATACTGTGAATACAATTCTTTATCAGTTTCAAATAGGTCTATAACTCCGTTAAATTTTTCATATTTTTCTAAGCATGTTGCTTCTAACTTATTCTCTACAGGTATGTATTCTAATTTCTCAGGATAACCATAAACAACATTGCCACTATTATCTAAGAAACCGTAGTAACCACCAATACTGCCATCATCATTTCTAATATTCATGCTTTCAAATATATCGATAATATCTGAAGGGTCACTAAGATAAATACTTACGCTAAACACTCTATCAGTTACTCTCTTAAGCTCAGCTATACTTAAAACTGGTATGCTATTTTTTTCAACTAGATTTACAGACTCGCTAAGTAACCTAGTAGATAAGTCTTGATTACTTTTTAAGAAGCTAACGGTTAAATTAGCCTTTTGAAATCTCATACTGCATGTAGCTAAATAAGGCATCCATTTCAATATGTTTCTAGATTTAGAGTAAAATAAATTAGTGTATGTATCTTTAGATATTACACCAAGCACTTCTGCAAATCTCTCATCAGTTTCAGCTATGAAGTTAACACCCTCTAAGCTATAAGCTATTTCTATTATTGTGTTTTCTGAAGTATTAACAATTGGAGAAATTTTATTGAGTGTTAATATAGTACTCTCAATTTTAGCTATTATATAAGTACCAGTATTTAATCCTGATAGTATAGAAAAAGAGCTACTTAAACCTAAACCTATTTTATCCCATCTAAATAACGTTGAATATAATTTGACACCATCAACAGAAGACACTGCATTTAATAACCCTATGTAATTTTCTACATAATTATTAGCTAATGGTGTTATTTTTATCATAGCTATATCAGTATCATCAGCTAAAGATGAGTCAACTGTTTCAGGGTCTATACCAAGTCTTTTTAAACTATCAATTTTATAGGCATCTAATATTTGTGTTACCTCAACTTTCTTTACATCAATAGTCTTTTTATTAGGCATTAATATTTGTTGCTCTGTATGAATAGCATCTAAAGTTCTTTGCTCTTGCCTATCTTGCTCATAGTTTTTAAATTTATAGTCAAAAGTCTTTATTCTATATTCTTTATTTGTGTTCCACTGGAATTTTTCATCTGGTTTAACATTAAATGTTTTTATTAGTTTATCAGAGAAGAAATCAGAGTACTCGCCAATTAATATTTTATCTTCAGTTATTTGGTAATCTTGTGCTACCATCTTACCCATTTCAAATACATCTTTAGTTTTTACACTGAAAGGTATGTTACTAATGTTTCTTAACCCACCACCATTACATATTAATGTGTCATAATATTCTCCACCAACATCAATTCTTGGTGCATCAACACCTAGGCCACTTATTATTTCTGATGACTTCTTTAATATATCTATCCATCTAACACCTTGAATAACAGAATTTATAGAAGACTCTACCGCAGTCATTTCTATTGTACAATCATTAAAAACAACATGAGAATAGTTTTCTACCTGAGCATAATCAGTTGTTAGCGCTATAGTTCCTGAATCCCAGCTGTAGTCCCAGTATATAGTAATAAATTCACCTTCATTTAGTTTTGTAGGCAATTCAAAATCAATAACTGGTGGTACAATACCTGTTCTTGGTTCAGTACCTATAAACTCTTGGTTATATAACAAATATTGGTTACTATCATTGGGTCCTGTTCCATATGATACTCTTAGTATTAATGATAAACTCGATCTATTTTGAAAACCTGTTCTACCATTCTGTATATGTTTAAAACTTACATCAGAAGTTATTTTAAATTTAGCATTTTTCTTACTAGTTTTACAATCAACCATTTTCATAGTCCCATCATATGTGTCTAGAAACTCATTTGCAAATTCTATAGCACTTGGTGAAAGAGTGTCCTCTATGCCATATTCTACTGGAGTCTTACAGAAATTAAAGTATTTGTATGCTGAACCAGCAGCTAACTTAGTAGCAACATCATTAGGTGCACCAGCATTAAAATATGGTATGTCAACTTTAACCCATTTGCTATTTGCAAATGTTGATTTACTGGGTAGTAAAACTTTTAATGGTACCAGCTTTTGTATTACTCTACCATCTAAGTCTTTCTCTGCGTAAACATCAATCATTATATCATCTTCTCTTATTTTATGCTTAGACCTAGTGTTATTTTCTATAAAACTACATTTAAAGTAAGATAGCAAATCTGTATCTATATTCTCTAAATCAAAATCACAAACACTTAACTTTGTATCGAGATAATAAACAGTCAATTCTATTTCACCATCAGCTCCATATTCTTGGTATGAATCAATTATCCTCTTTAATCCATGAGATAAATTAAATAGCACGGTACCATCAATATCTTCATATTTAGTTGTTTGTGAGTATGTGCTATTTGTAAAAAGCAAATCAGTATTCTCAGCAAACAACTTTGTATCAACTGAGAATCCACCTCTTTTGCGTTCTAATGTGTGCGAGAAAGCATCAAACATAAATGGTTCCTCGATTTCTAGAGTAACATCATCAACCTTAAAATGTAGAAAAAATTTATATTCGCTCATAGTATTGATTTTTTAAACCTTATACGGTTGTTTTTATCCTCTGTAATTTGACCATTTGCTCTAGTATATTTAGTCCAACCTCTTACATCGTAATGTTCCTCACTGGTTTCCTTATTTGATATAGTTTGTGATAAAGAATTGATGCTGGATATTATTCCAGATGTATCCAGCTGATTATTTTTATTATCATTATATAATATATTATTTAATGATAATATTGAGTCCAGCGATGAGAATTCATTTGCTCTTAATATCTCAGCTGTTTTAGCTGCTGGTATTATCTTATCACCACTTTCTAAGTATTTTATTCTTGGACCGCTATTACTACCTAAGTCTTTTATATTACCATATTTATCTAAATGCATCTCAGCGCCAAACTCATCAGTATTAGCTAATCCTTGAGGAGCATTATCTGTACCAACATAAAATGAAGGTATGGGTCTACTAGAAGCCATGGCTAATTGAACAGCACCTAATGCACCAACAGCTATAGCCATTGGTATTGCAGCAGGGAACCCTGGTTTAACCCATAATCCCATTATGGCTTGGGCAGTATCTAATGCTATATTAAATAATGCTTGTTTCTTTTTAGATACAGCTTCTTTTCTACTAAGTTCTTTACTTTTTCTAGAATACTCTTCTTCAATAGCAGCTTTAGCTGCAGCACCTTCACCAGCATTCTTAAGTGCTTCTTCTTTTTGTATTTCTAGTTGTTCTCTTCTATCTTCAAACTTCTTCTGCTGGTCATCAGCTATTTTATTACCAATATCTTGTGTTAAAGTTAATCCAGCTATTAGACCATCTTTCAATTCTATTTCACCATCTTTACCTCCAGTAAGGTTCTCCCAAAATGTTTTACCATTTTTACCAACTTTACTGAACATATCCATTGTTTTTTCAAACCCAGTAGCTTGTCCAAATTCCTTAAATATATCATTTAATACATCGCGCATAGCTAGCATTCTTTCTTTTTCTTTAGCAGCAATCTCATCTTTCTTAGTCTGCTGTTTATCCCAAAGATCAACCATATCCTTGTATGTATCAGGGTTTGTTTCAAATACACCTGAACCATATTTTTCTTCATCAGCAACTTTACCTTTATCTTTATACTGTGGCTTATACTCAAGTTTATCTATTCTATCTAATGCTTCTTTTGCTAATGCTACTTTTTCTTTGTAGTATTTATTATCTATTACTATTTTTTTATCTTTACTACCTTTAGCTAATCGTATTTCCTCATCATATACATACTTAGCTATTTCTTGTTCTTTAATAGCTATCTCTGTAGCAATTCTTAAATTTTCTGAGTAACTATTATCTTTAAGTAATAATTTCTCGTTAAGTAGAAATTTCTCCATTTCTAGTTGAGATAACCCAGCGGCATAAATCTCTTTGTTTCTTTCTTCTAAATCTTTAGCAAAATCTCTTGCAGATTTTTCTCTAGCTTTTTTATCCTTATCAGTTTCTGTGGCTACAGGTGGTATTTTTTTAACCTCTTCTTTATAGTTTATTGCAGACTTAGCTAGTGCTTCGTAGTACCCAAGCATTTCGTTAGCTTCTTCTATATCTTTTTCAATAAATGACATTCCTCTACCACCTTTTCCACCAAGTAAAGTACTATAATCATTAGTTTCTTGTTTAAGTCTATTAAGTTTCTGCTGCTGAATTTTAATGTTTTTATAAGCGTTCTTTCTAATAGACATGTTTACATCTTCAACACTACCAGTACCTATTTTTTCATATAACTTATCCAATTTATCTTTGTTACTATTACCTTCTTGGTCTATATCGTAACCATTAGCCATCTGGCCCTTTATGCTTCTTATCTCATCCTGTACTTTTTGTCTTTCTTTAGGTGTCATTTTATCCCCAGCTAGATTTTCTAACTGTGATTTATACGCGGCTTCACCTCTAGAATTTCCTTTATCGCGTGATTGTCTAAAAAGATTTTCTTTTGACGTGTTTAATCTAACAATAGCTTCTAATGCAAAGTTAGCTCCATTTACTACTAGTGAGAAGAATTTACTAATTCCACCAGTTTCACTCTCATTCATAGATCTAACTAAATCAACCCATGTATTAGAAAGTCTAGCTTGTACAGCTTGTAAAGTCTCAGCTCTTTTTATGTTTTCAATACCATAAAGAACTTCATATGCTTTAGCTAATTCAGGTAGTAATTCTGATGATAGAATTTTACCCATCTTCATTTGTTCAAAGAACATCTTCTCTGTAACTTGTAATTCAGGGTGCAGTTTTTGATAAGCCATTGTAGCAGCTTTAATCGCACCAGGTAAGGCATTACCTAATTGTTTCTTTAGCTCTTCCGCTTGTACTGTACCTTTAGACATCATTTGCTGTAATGCAAGGAAAGCACTATCTTGTTGCTCAACAGATAACCCCATAACAGCTACTGATTTAGATATACTAGTAAATATACCTTTAATTTGTTCAGCTTCTAATTTACCTTTAGATGCAACCCAAAATTCAGTAAAGTTTTTAGTTAAACCTTTTATTTCAATACCGTATTGCTCTGCAAGATTTACAAGAAATGATTGGTTTTTAATATATTCATCAGTAGTACCAGAGACCATTTTTAAAGCTAAATCTAAGCTTTCAAGTTGTCTTGTAGTAGTATAAATATTCTTAACTATTCCAGCAAATAAGTATAATCCAGTACTTATACCAAATGCACCCATAAGGTTAGTAACAGAACCCATACCAGCGCCAAACCTCATCATAGCAGTATTAGCTTGTCCAAGCCTCATATTTAACCTATCAACATTTCTTTCAGATTCTCTAGTTCTATTGTTTAGATTACCTTGTGCTGTTGCTGCAGCAGTTGTTGCATTTCTTAATGCTGTTAATTGAGCATTAGCTTTTCTAAGTTTATTTTCTAAATCATCAACAGCCTTGCTTAAAGATTTATTACTAGATAGTAAAGCATTCTTTTTAGCTAGTAAACTAGTTATTTCTTTTGACTGTTTACGAGTTTCATTAGTTAGATTGCTAGAACTTCTTGCTAATTTATCTTGGGCTTCAGATATTTTTAACAAGTTGGAAATGTATGTGCTAGGTAATTTATTAGCTGTGGTTAACATAGCTTTTAAATTAACATTAGCTTTTGCTATGTGTGTAGCATGCTGGTCCCATAAAGCATTTAAGTCTCTAAGGTGTTGCGAGGTTTCTAGGAATCTTGACATACTTGGTTATTTTTTATTCATTGAATTGACAGTGTTCTCATGGCCAATAAATTCTAAGCAGCTCATGTTATTTATGTTTAAGCTATAACCTAAATATTTTGACATTACTGATATGACATCATATATAGTTTCTCTTTGCTTAACTACTGCTTTATCTTTTACTCCAACTTTCTCTTCGTAAATATTGATTTGAGCTTTTATAACTGATTGCAGAATAGTTAATACTTCAATTGGTGTACTAAATAAAGCAACTTTTATTTTGGGATACAAAATTTTTAAATCATTTACTGCTTCACTTGTTCTTTGTACGATAAATCTTGTGAATGTTGATTTACTCTCCATATTTATTAACAGTATTAATCTGTTCTCAATATCTCCAAGCAAATCAAGTGTTAATGATATTTTAGCTAATTCTAGATTTTTATCTATTGTATATTTACCAGCTTTATTATTTCTAAGCTCATAAAACTCATCATATAATTTCTTCCAATGTTCTGATAATATTTCTAACTGCTTATCAGAATATTTGTAACCTATTTTATGATTATGGTTTAAATACTCAATATCGTTCTTTTCTACAATTTGCCAAAAAGTTGTTATATTAAGCAATCCTAAATTCACTAATTCTAGCGAACTCGATTTTCCCACTTGAAAATAATTTCTTATTGTCCTTTTTAAATTTTGCAAAATCTTCATGTCTCATTATTTGTATTTCATTATTATCAGCAACAGTAAAGAACCAGTAAATTTTACCAGTTTTTTCATAGGCATCTTTATACATCTGTAGCACAGATATTGTATTTATACTTTTATTTTCACTACATGAGAAACAAGCCATAATATTATAATTTAGTGTTAATTTTATCTTCTAGTAACTTCATGAAGTAACTCATTTCATCGTCTGATAACCCAAACTCATCAAAGCCATACATATCACCAATCTTGTAATATTTAGGGTCTGTAGATATTATTTCAAAATTACCATTGTTACTTTTAATAATCTCTATTTTATCACCTAATGAACCAGAAAAAGTTAAATCTATTTTACCTCCAGAAGCTGGGTTCTTTTCTAGTTTAAGCTTTTTGTATGATAACCTAGCATAACCACTATTACCAGTTGATTGGTTAGTTATACTTCCACCATTTACACTCTCAGCTTTTAACCATCTTTTCTTTATAGCTTTTCTAATATCATTTTCTAATTCTTGTATGCAAGACAAAATAATATCACCAAAATTTTTCTTTTGCTCTTGTACTCTTAGTAATTCATATTCTATATATTCCATAATAGCCAATAATAAAAATCCTCTCTACTACAAATAGAGTAACAGAGAGGACTACAATCAAGCAAAGTACAAACGAACAATTTGTATTTTTTTATACAGTTGCTAATGCAGAAGTTCCGGAGTACATAACTCCTAAAATATCTTCTACAACTGGTTCAAGTGCTGTACCTAATCTTACAGATATGGTATCAGTAGCAACTAACGCAGAGCTTAGTGTTAAAGTGTATCTTCCTGGGATAGATGCATTTTCAGCAACTGCTGTAACAGTTTTTGCCGCAGCTTGAACTCCACCTACAGTCCATTGTCCTGCAGTTATTAGTCCAGCTTTTGGTGCTCCATTACATTGAGATGTTACATCAACTACTACAGTAGTACCAGCTGCAGGAGCAGATACGAATGTAATGTCAGTCTCAATTGAACCATCTAAAGAGTTTAATTCAGCATTAACATCAGCATTAGAAATTGCAGACATTCTTGTGTTCCACTCATTAGTCCCTTCAGATGTAAGTTGCAATGTAACTTTAGTCATTTGTGGGTCAGTACCTTGTTGTACTTTAAAAGTACTTACAGTAAACATACCACAATCAAAACCTTTCCAATTTAGACCATCAATTGATTTTGCACCAACAACGTGGTTAGTGAAGAACAAAATAAGGTTCCATTTTTTAAATGCTTTTTTAGTAAAAACACTTTTGTGAAAGCAGTGTGATTTATTAAAAATCATTGCTAACTCAACTTTACCTTCACGAATTTCAAACTTGATACCAATAGACGATGTAGACATTTCATTGTCAGGAGTCGATTGTTCAAAGTTATACAAGCCAATTAAAGGAAAAAGTTTTTTCTTACGAATAGCCATTTTATAAGCTGTAAGAAAAACGTCATTCTTTATGTTGAACTTAACATCTTTCGACGTTATAGCTCCCCCTACTAGGTCACCTAATGTGCCTAAATCACAATCATCAGTACCAGTACCGATTAGGTTTTGTATAGTACAAGAACCTGCTGAAGCGTTAAATCCCATTTTTTCTATTTTTAATTATTATTTAGCAAATTTTGCCATTACTTCCAAATCTGTCTAATGATAGTATCACTTTAAAACAATGTAGTGGGTGCATATCCAATGTTGTTGAATACCTTAAATCTCCAAACACATTATTTAACGACCTTACTATTCTCTTAATACTAACATTGGGTATTTTTTCTAGAACTTTCTTAACATCTATTCTTGCCTCCTCATCAGCTCTGTGTCTTATAAATGGATATGCCTTGTTTAGATTAACAATGAATATACACTCTATTAACGTTGATTCAAAATTTTGCGTTCTCTCAACGGGGAAAAAATCGTAACTATCAATAATGATAAGTCTATTCTCTTCTCCGTCTAATATATCTTTATAATCAACATTCACATCAATATAATCAGGTGAGTCAACTACTTCGGATGGGTCAAAATACTCTATAATTCTTTCAGCGTATATATTATTCTTATTTCTACGCTTAAAGTTTATGTAGCATCTAGGATAGCAAATAATACCTTCATCACCTTGATTTGCAACCCATTTTGGATTAAAAGCATCGTGTATAGCTTTCTGTATTTTGTATATCTCAACATCTACACCTACTGGATTTAATTTCTCAATTATCATAGCTAGTCCTGTGTTTCTACAAAATATCCTCTCCCAAAAAATCCACCTTTTAATTTAGCTATTTGCTCTTTAATCTGAGATATTTCATAAACCATTTGCGGCCTTAAACCTTTAATAGTTATTACATTATCATCTGGTCTTGTACCTTCAATCTCTGTGATTATTCTACCATAAAGTTCATTTGCACTACGCTCATCAGAATTACTTCTTAATGTGGCTGTACATATATTTAAGCATGCTATTATAGCATCTAAATATATAGCCCTTGCAAACAAAAATTTATTAGTAACAATAAAATCTGTATAGTCTTCTATAACAGTTATATCTAAGTTAAATCCACAATATTCAGAAAAATCTTTAGCATCATCCAAATCAAATAATGTTGAGGCTACAAAACCTTCAACTACAGTATTCTGTATATTTAAATGCTGTATATTATTTGCTCTTGATGAGTCATTATAATTTTTCTTGTATGTTTTTAGATTTGCATTATTTATAAAGCCTATATAAAATGAACCTTTGTGAAAGTCCAAATCATTTAGTATTATATCTAATGTTTGTGCATAGTAAAAATCTGTGTAATTTACAGGTATAGTGTATAAAGGTAATTTTTTATTAGAATTAAATACTAATAAATCTGTAATACCAGCATCAACCATTTCAAAAATAACTCTATTGAGTCTTATTGCTATGTTCTTATCTTCACTAATGTTTAATCTGTAACCTACAAAACCTTGTGGCAATTCTAATTGCTCTACTTTGTTTTGTGTATTAGTATAAATCTGGTTTCTATCTATGAAGTCATCAGATATAAAAACTTGGCTGCAAATATTCACAGCCGAAGTTTCTAACATTCTTTTTAATATCAAATTAATTTGAGCAGTAGTAGCTCTTTCGTAATCAACATTTGCAACTATGTATTCTATTTTAGCATAAGGATTATCAGTAACATATAGACCTGACTTACTAACTTGATTATCAGTGTCAAGTATACTGAATTTTGGATTAGCAGGTTGTCTAAAACCTACTAATCCATTAAACTCTTGCTTTATTAGATTTACATCAAACATTAGCTACTAAATTAAGGCAAATGCCATGATTGGAGTTTCATCAACAACACTAGATGGTGCTACAGAGAAAGATAAGTCAATGCTTAACTCCATTTGCGTAACAACGTCTTGTTTCTCACCATTGCTTGAAGTACCATCAGCTCTTGTCTCATATGAGTGAGCAGCATACATCAATTTGTCAACTGGGTTTCTAAGGTTAGAATACATGTTAACTGAAGTCTCAACAGGATTTCTGTTTTGTCTTGGAATCCAATCAAGTACCGCAACATGATTTTCAGGGACAGCCATCCAAAATCCTTTGTTGTATAAAACATTTAATGCTACAGCCTTAGCAGTAAGAGAGGCATCGTGAATGAAATAAACATTTTGGAATTGGAAAGACTGGTTAGTAGCATTAGATGCTCCTTGTGCAGCCTGTCTCAAGAATGTTGTGTATGCATAAGAATCGCAAATGATTGCTAATCTCATATTTTGGTATTTGTTCACATCCATAACTACTCGTGTAATCATGATTGAATCCTGACCAAAAGTTGACTCAGTAATTCTGTAAACATCGTCTGTGTTTAAGAATGCTCCTTTAACAGCTGCAGTGTTTACACCAGATCTGTTGTTGAAAAGGAAAGTACTTGATACACTATCGAAACCATCAGCAAAATCAATTACTTTTTGTCTGATCTCATTGTTGAACTGTTCCTGAAAAGAAAAAGTGTTTGAATCAGCTTGTTTCAAAGTAGTTGAAAATGTCGTAGAATACGATGTCCATGATAGAGTCATGATTCCACTGTCACCTGCATTACCAGTATGATTGTGTGATCTACCTGTTGTAATCAACGTTTGAGAAGTACGTTTGAAGTAATTAGCTTCAGTTGTTCTCTTCTCTGAAGTTCTAAGTTCTTCTATTCTAGGAAAGAAGTCTTTTGAACCACTTAAGATATACATAAACACGGCAGGTGTTCTATATCTCGTGTCATTAGCTGCAAATTCACCACCAAGGCGGATTTGAGCTTTAACCAGATTTGCTAATGTGTAATAAGCCATAATCTTTATATTAAAGTTAAAAATTGATTTTTTTAGCAAACCCGCTATTTCCTAGAGTAGTCCTACTCTTTTTGCATTTTGAAGTAATGTTAAACAAATGTATAAATAATAAGTTATGTATAAAAAAATAAGGTTAACAATTTTTACATTGCTAACCTTATCAACCTATGAACAATCTAACAATTAAATAATCTCCAAATTTCCTTCAAACAAATTAGTTAAATCATTATAAGTACAATGGTCAATCATATGCTCTAATGATATGATCGTAGTACCTGATGCTGTGTCAAAATAAATCTTATAGCTATTACCTTGGGTTTGCATCTTAGCAACTTTTTTAGTTTCACTAGAAGCATCAACGCACATTGACCAACCTCTAAATACTGGCTTATGATTTAGTATAAAATTACCATCTTCATCATAAGATATAAAATCAGTTCTTTTTGGTTCTTTGCTTAATAAAGTTGCATAGCTTCTAATGTCTCCAATTGTTACATCTTTTCTAAATACAAATTTGTGCAGTTGTATTAGAGTTTTTCGCTTATATTTTTTTAATACTTCTAGCATACTAATCTAAATCAATAGTTTTTGATGCAATAGCTTTATTTAGTTCAGCATCATATTCTTTTGAGTTTATTTGGAAACCTTTACCTTGCATTTCCTCATTGAATTTCTCAATAGTTAATTTACCAGAGCCACCTTTACCACTGTCTCCACCAGCTCCTCCACCTTGAACATCTTTCATGTAATGTGTGTTTGTTCTGAAGAAGTCTTCAATCACATCTTTTACTGGCAGTGGGTCTCTCGTAGTTGGGTTGGTAATTTGGTTACCATCAACATCAAACACCTCAATAACTCCAGTTTCATTCTCAATGAATTTCAACTTAGATTTAAGGATTGTTTTTACATCATCTACTGGTAACACAGTATCTTTTGGGATATAAGACTCTAAAGCCTTGTTAACTTTGTATGATGATTTTAAAGTCTTAACTTCTTGAGTAGCTTCAGCAACCTTAGCTAATGCCGCAGTTAATGCTTGTTCTTTTTCTCTAGCCTTAGCTTCTAGCTTAGTAACCTTTTCAGATTCTCCAGTTCCAGATTCAGCTTTAACTTTGTCTGTAAGTGCAGCTACAAGATTGTCAACTGTTTTACCTTCGAAAGTTAAACCTAATGCCTCGCGTTGTTTTTTAACTGCTATTTCAACACCTTCTTTTCTAGCATCTTTTTTCATGTTCTCAACGAATCTCTCTTCGTCAACTTTTGTTCTAACGATAACATCAGGGGCTAATTCTAGCGAACCAACATTATCTGTTATGGCTTTAGTAACCAAAGCATCTTCCATCTCAAATTCTAGTGTTCCTACTTTAAATTTCATAATTTTCTTTTTTGTTCGTTATGTTTATTGTTGATTTCAGCATATTTTTAGGATAGCTGGTGATAATAAAAAATCATACCATACATTATATATGGTATGATTTTTATATGCCCTATAATGTATCTGGGGCTTTCTCTTCTTCAATACCTCTAGCAGCTTTTACTTCTGCTTCTACTTCAGCATCTCTTTTTGCAGTCGCTTTTTCATCTACGATGTATAGCAATCCTGAAGTCCCGTAGTTATCTTCATATTCTTTTACAGAATCTTCTGAAACTACAACTCTGTTTCTAAGAGTAACTTTACCTTCTTTACCATTTACATATAACCCTTCAGAGTCTTTGCTGGTAAGTCTAACTAATTTACAAACTTTCATTCCCATAATATTAAATTTTTGTGTTTACTTTTTCAATTGGCACTTCAATAATAGGTGCTTTATTATCAATAACATATTTGTCAAATGCTATTTTAAGTTTTTCTTTTGCAGCGTATTCATCGCATGATGCCCAGAACTTATTAAATAATTCTTTCTTGTATGCTTCATTAATTCCAAAAGCCATATTAACTTGTTCAAAAGTCATATGTACATAAGGCTCAATATCTTTTTTCTTGAGCATTACATTCTGCATAGACTGATCATTCTTATACTTAGACAATATAAACTCTTCAAGTAACTTGTCTAAAATAGTTGAGCTATCACTTGTTTTCTTTGCTTCTTGGTATTTAGTTAAAATAACATCAGGATTCTCAATTATATATCTTCTACCATAAGTCTTTATGTATACTTGTTCTTTCTTATCTTTAACTGGGTCATAGAAATTCAAAATCCAATTGCAAACAGTATTGTCAATATATTCAACAACATCAGCATAAGTATTCAATGTGTTTATAATTGGTTGCACATCAATATATCTTCCTGTAGCTGTTTCAGTTTCCTGCAAATTCTTATTTTCAGAACCACTAATGTGAGTACCCCAAACAGTATCTTTCATTATGGTTTCTAAGTCACTTATGTCCTGTTTGTATTGTCTCCAAGTTTCAAAATCAGGTGAGATATACCCGGCAATATTAGGTGCTATATTTGGTTGATCTGATTCAGGTATTGGTAGTGTTACCATGTCAGTTACATCAGTATTTCTTATATACCCGTGACCTTCACAATTTGTACATGTATTATTTTCTTTTCTACCTGAACCTACACATGTTCTACATTGAGTTACAAATCTCCAATGTATTGGATAACCTTTTTGGAATTTGTAGATAGTTAATATAGATTTGTCTCTTGCTAAATCCTTAGCTACTTCAGTAACCTTATCAATAGATGACAATCTTATGTTTGTACCTATTTTTTCTTTATTCGATAATATTAACGCAGGAACTTCTCCAAATGGGTGCGTAAAACTAGAAACAACCTCATAGCTAGTTCCTATCTCAGATATTACTCTATCATACACATCATCTACAATTCTCCATGTTTTTTGTAATGTTGTACCAATTACTCTATCAACTGGTTTAAATACAACGAACTCAGTTTTTTGACCTTGTGGTTCGTAGCAATATACATCATCAATCGATTTGTATGTAGGATATACTGATTTGTTTTCACCAGCTAATCTATATTCTAAAAATAGCAATCCATTTGGGTCAACGTCTGATAAGTTAAAATATTCTTCTGATAAATATTTAAACACTGACTTATTTGACTTGAAATTAGATTGTGCTTTTACAAATAGATTCTTTATGTTATCATTGCTAACAACTAATTTCTCAGAACCACCATTAGCTTGAAATACATTCTCTCTAGGTTTCATTACCCTTTCAAATACATCTCGTATATCTTTAGAATATTTCTTTCTAGCTTTAGCTTTAGCTTTACTTTCTAACTGCTCAATCTCTTGTATTAGCACATCAGAAAAACCTTCGCCATCTATTAAAGCTTTATAAAGCCTAGAATTATCCCTAGCAGTTGCTACCCATGCAGGTACTCCAATCTCAGATAGTTCCTTTATTTTGTCAATAGCTTCTTGGTCTGTAAAAGTCATGGTAGTTAATTATGTTTGACAAATATATAACTATAAATTGTTTTTTAAAAACTTATTACCAACCAACTTTATAGTCCGGTGTATTCCATGCCATGTGTGCATACCTAGCAGCATCCCACATGTGGTTGTGCTTATCATTTGGTACATTTATTAATATACCTTGTATCTCTTTAAATGTATAGTTTTCAGCCTCTTTCTTAGCAAACTTTATGTTATTGTTTATTACTATATTTATCCTCTTAGACTTCATACTCAATAGCCAAAACATAATTGAATTGGTTTTACGAATCTTATATGCGAACCAACCTTTCTTTTTCATTCCTTTAACCATTTCCACAGTACCTTTATTCTCTGATGTAAATTTATCTGAACTGTCCATAGGGAATGGTTTACTTCTATCGAGGTTGAATCCAAATTCACCAAGTATCTCATCCAATGCTTCAGGAGTCTCAACACATTGATATAACATCAATTCAATATAAATATCTCTATCAGTCTCTCCAAATTTAACTGTTGCATTAGGGTCGTTTGTAAATCCAAAGTCATTTGCATATATAAAGTCTTGCCCTTCTGGAAACTCTGAAATATAATTTATATTCTCGAAGATAACACCTTGCATCGCACCTCTTAGTCCTAAACCATAAACTTTCCAGTTAAACAAAGAAGCAGTTCCGTTTATTACATTGCTAGGATGCTCTGGCGGCATATTTGTCTCACTGATAGGAACCCATTGACCAGGATTAGCTCTATCGTTGTTAAAACAGATTTGGTCGTTGATTATCTTATAAGAACCAGGCATAAATGGCTCATAACCTTTAATCTCAGATATTACCCCTGGTGGGCACATAGGATTATCAAGAAATGTTGTTCTTACATGTAATACATCTGGTCTTGGTATAATATTCTCAAATACAAAATGCTCTGTAACAGATGGGTTAAAATCGCCTACCCACATGTGTGAACAACGCATAACGTAGTTATCAAAAATCTTCCTAGGTATAGTAAGCATCTCATTAAAGTACAGCAAATACGAAGGTGCACCGTGAGCATTATTAACGTTATCTGCACCTTTAAAGTGAATACGATTGTTCCTTAATTTGAGCTGCGATACTTGTGTGCTGGTCTTAAATGGATTGTGCAATCCAAATTCATCCAAAGACACTTCTAAATCTGTGAACAATGTAGTGTGGAACGAGTTGTATGTATCTCTTACTATAATTATAGTTTTGTTGTTTACACAATATAGGCATACATATATTAGAAAGTCTATAAATGAGTATGTTTTTCTAGACCTAGCTCCACCTTCTAATATTACACCCTTGCAACCACTAACTAATTTTTCGCCATCATATTTTATATCATCGTAGTTGGTTTTTAATGCTATATAATTTGTAGGTGTGTCCACATCTAAATATCGTATAGAGTCATGCTTATCTTTTAGCGTCTGCTCTGATATTAGTGTATTGAGTAGCATCAGTTGCTCATCTGATAATTTACTCAAATCATATAGCGATAGGTCTAAATTCATATTTTTTTAGCTAAAGTAATTATTTATTTTAATAGTTGTATAATATGATTGTACAATGTTTTGTTTCCACATAGAAAGAGCTTGCTTAGCCCGGTGTTAGTTTTATTTTTTAGGTGTGAGCTTATGTTTGTTTCAACCTATTATGCTTGCATAGTTAGAGCATTTTTAGTTTATAGTGTACCAGCGAATGAACCTGTGGGTTTTGTGTTTAGGGGGCCCCATACAACTTTAACATAATATTAACACATTATATCAACTATTTTTATCATACAAATATATTATACATATTTAACATAACATTAACATATATTTCTTTCATATATCAACCTAATTTATCATACATATATTTTAACATAACATTAACATAATATTCTTTATTATTTCAACTATTTTTATCATACATATATTTTAACATAACATTAACATATATTTCTTTCATATATCAACCTTTTTTATCATACACAAACTTTAACATAATATTAACATATTATTCTTTTATATATCAACCTTTTTTATCATTCACATATAATAATAACATTTAACATAATATTAACATATTATTCTTTTATATATCAACCTTTTTTATCATACATATATAATAATAACATTTAACATAACATTAACATATATTTCTTTTATATATCAACTATTATTATCATACATATATTAATCATCATACATCATCCACATCATCATATTATATTCAACCATATTAATACATTATAAATATATAATATCATCCTAAATCATCCTATTTCATTCTATATTAATATATCCATATTTTTATATAATATATAACTAATAACTTTAACATTTCTTTCACATAATTTTAACATTTAATACTTTTTCTATCATCATATATCTCTTATATTTACACTATAATTAAAAACAAACAAATAATAACATCTAAATTTTAACACTTTTTTAACATAATTTTAACATAAAAAACTTTTAAAATTTATAAAAAATGTTTAAATTTACTTATAATTAAAAAACAAACAAAATGGAAAATTCAATTACATTTTTTGAAATTAATAACTTTTCAAAAACAAAATCAATTTATAATTGTTCAAATAATCAAATTAATAATTATAACGAATTTTTACAATTTGTAAAAGATCAAAATATTGATTATATTTTAAATGTTCAAAAATTAAAAACAAATATTAAAATTTCATTTATTGATAAATCAATAATTGATAATTATGATTTAAATTTCATAATTGAAGATTTCAATATTTCTGAAAATTATATTTTAGTTTCAAAATCACAATTTAACTTAAAATTTTAAAAAATGGCAAATTCAACAAAATGTTACAAATGTAACAAGACAAATAAAGTCACATTTTACAGAAATGGGTCTCAAGTATTCGACTTTGAGATCAGTGGAAACATAGTGACATTTTCAAATGGTGATACAATATTACTGTAATGGAAAGCATTTTAGGAATGCCTGTTGAGCTGTTATACACAGACACAGAAATAGTGGCAATTCAATTAAGACTGTTGCTTAAAACAGTCTTAAATGCTACAGATTTAGTTCTTTTAGAAGAAATTAATAACTATTTATCATGTATATAATTCCCTACCTAGTTTCGAATGAATTTAATATTAATCCATTCGTATTTACATCAAAAGCGAAAACTTTGGATTTAGCTATCGAAGAGTTGAAAATTCAGCTCAAGAAAGACCATTATGGCGAAAACGTATTTTTTGATTATAATGAAATTATCGACGAAATTGACTACATTTTAATAAACAAAAACTTTCATATAATAATCCTTTAAACCCAAAAATCATGACAAAATCTGAAACCCTTAAAATTACCATTTTCTTTGCTTTAGTAATATCTACTTTAGTAGTTTTGAAACATCTAGGCGCTGATTTCTCTTAATATGAAATTCTCGACCCAAATCAGAATAGGTTGCTTAATTGCAGCCTATTTCTTAACCCGAATTATTTGTTCATTAATTTGAAAATTGCAAAATGTGAAATTTATAATATACCATACTGAAAAGTATGGTTTTTTATGTTCGTAACTTTATTTTTTTATGTCGAAAATTTCTCGTAAATTTGTATTGACGCGTTTCAGTTGACGAAGTCAATGCGAAATAGGCTCTTTTAGGGCATCATATAATAAACATGACAGTATGGCAGAAACTGTTAAAATGTGCCTAAAACGCTCTCAGCGATCTCCACCAGGAGGTCTCTAAGCTACAAACTAATTTTCTTCATATATTATATCGCCTACATTTTTACGATCAACCTCGATGCTCTTGTGCGCTATTTGGCGACCTTTTTTATGACATCATGATATTTTATTACAAATTGTTCGTAACTTTATTTTTTTATGTCAAAAATTTCTCGTAAATTTGTCCTGATGCGTCTCAGTTAGGTTATTTATAATCACTTTAGATAATAAAGAATGATTTTAGGCTATCTGGATGAATTATTTATATATTTATAATATTATATATTGGATTGGGTTTATAATGTCCTAAAATGGCATCCATGTAGCCTAAAACATGCTTTGTATATAAAACCTAATTTGGCATAATTATATGGTTTTAGCTGAAATTTTAACATAATTTTAACAAAAAAAATTTTGATCTTATACAAAATTCGTTTATATTTGCTTATGATTATTCAATCAAACGTTCTTAATATAATGCTAGTAATTTTAACAAAACTTTAACATATTTTATTTTCGTGTTATATAAGTTTCAGTTACTTTAGCCTTATAATAATTATCAGTTCTTTTAATTTATTGCAAAAATGTTCGTAACTTTAAAAAATAAACTTTTTTAATTAGATTTAATCTCGTACATTAGCTTATAATTAATTCGCTCTTTGACATATCGTAGAATACCGTACAAATTAACAAACAAAAAATAAATATATAAATTTTTAAATTACATTATCATGAAAGCAAAATTGTACACACAGGGAACAGCAATGGAAGTAAGAGTTGCAAACAAGTCTTATTCTTCAACTGAAAATGAAGCTAAAAAAGCATTCCTAAAAAGAGTCAACCTTGAACTAGAGAAAGACTTTGACGAAGCTATTGACATTGTTGAAGTTTCTCAAGCTAATTTAGAGAAACTTGACGATCAGATGCTTACTGAAGCTTACAAAGTTTCGAAAGGACTTCAAGAGTCAATTTTAGGAGAAATCCTTAAAGTTAGAGGAATTGAAGTTGAAAAAATCGAAAAAACTGTTCGTAAGAAAATCGAAAAGGTTGATATCGAAGTAGCAAAAGCTTCAGCTGAATACGCTGCTGCAAAAGCTAATGTTGGAAAGTTAGTTCAATACATTCCAAACAAATCAGAAGAAACTGTTAAAGGTATTATTAAAAGTATTTCTTTGAATAAAACCAACACAATTATCTATTATAATGTTCAATCAGGAACATTACTTAGATGTTGTACTTCAAATAACGAAACTTTAGTTTTCTTTGAGTTCTAAAACAAATAAAGCTGCTAAATAACTTAGCAGCTTTTTTTATGCTCAAAAACGAAAAACCTGAATTATTCTTTTTTGATTTTTTCAAGAATTGCTTTGATAGTATCAGATCGCTCATCATCTGACATCTCTGATTTAATATCAATTTCCTTCTTGTCGATCAAACCAGCCCAGCGCGCTACAATATTAGCATTGAACGTATTTGCCGCTGCTCCTGAAATCTGAATTTCTTGAATCATGTCTCTTGACGCGTTCCAAACTGCTAAGTAATCGACGTCATTTTTGCCATAATTTCGGAATGTGTCTTCTGAAATACCTGCATAAACGCAGAATGCTCTAATACTTGGGGGGTTGGGCACTTCTAATGAAACAATTTTACCAGCATCTGGGCCTGATTTTATAAAATCATCTTTTGCCCAAGACACAGTATCATTGTAATTCATGTACTCGATAAACTTATCCCACAATGACTGTGGAGTATAAAGTTTAGGCCTACCTGGAAACTCGACTAATTTCCAAAGTTGATTACCATTCTTGAATTTTCCTTTGTTCTCCATAAGAATATTATTTAAAATTTGAAATACGAAATTACTAAAAAAAGTATTACAAGCTGCTAAAAATGTGGCATTGTTTATTTTACACTTTTGAAATCCTCTTTGTTTCTCAGTATGAAATTCCTGAGCCGTTGGTATCATTGACATCGTACCACTAAATTTACTCGTTGTAAACAAAGAAACAATATAAACAATAATTCTCCCTATCCCAATTATGAAATATATGAATATTATGCTATTATATATATATATTATTATTATTTTTTAATTATTTAATAATATTATTGTTTACTTTGTTTATTCATTAAAAAAATCAACAAAACCAATACACCAGAAAGAAACAATACATTGTTTACATTGTTTCTCATTGTTTACACTCGTGAAATTTATGACGCACTAATTCATACTTGCATACATGTGCAATAGCAATCTTGAAATTTTCAAAAATGAAATTTACAAAATATAGAAGTGCAAGAGAACCCGAGGTTACATGCGAGTAAAAATAAAAAAGCTGTAATTATGTTTTTTTATACACATTTTACTCTTATATTTACATTAAAATTACTACCATGGATAAACTGATACAAGAGGAATTGAGCCTTATACAGCAGGCATTTGTACTAATAGACATGATGCTTAAGCTAACCGATGATGAGTACATACTGACACAAGACTATGATCGAGTGAAGAGAGTGATAGACTTTAGAATAGCGAGGGTTACATGGTTGAAATCACTACAAGACTTCATTAACATACACATGAACTAATATGAAACAGATAATCGAGGCCATGTACTTAGAGAATAAGCATGAAATACAGCAGCAAGTCAATAAGATGCTTGTTAAGCACCATGAAATTGGGGATGAATACTTTGAGACTTTTGACTTTACTTTAGCTACATTTAGACTAGCGAGGTTGGATATGTTACAAACACTATTGATACAAATACGAAAGTTATGGCGATAAATAAATACGAGAAAAAGAAATTGGTTGATGCAATTCGTTTAAGATTGCAGCCATTTGGATTTACATTTGGAGAACTTGAAATCTATGAGAGTAAGACTAAGGAACTGAAATTTAAGTTCGAAGATGTATCGCATACTAGATATAAGAATGTTAGATTGATGTCACACAACTCAACAGTTAATGAGACTTCGCTATATACAAGAGCAAGCATTAGCATTAGGTTCCTACATGGTCAATTAACAAGCCCTGTAATAGGTATGAAAATA